AGTTACAGCGCAAGATATACCCACGATACAGTGGCGTTAGCTTTCGCTCTTACAGAAGAAGCAGTTGAAGATAATCTATACGACTCTCTGGGTAAAAGATATGTTAAAGCATTAGCAAAATCTATGGCTAACACTAAGGAAGTCAAAGGCGCTGATGTTTTAAATAATGCTTTCTCATCTAGCTTTACAGGCGGCGATGGAGTATCACTTATTAACAGCTCACACCCACTTGCAGGTGGAGGTACAGCTGCTAATAGAGCTTCAACTATGGCTGACTTGAATGAGGCTTCATTAGAAGACGCATTAATTGACATTTCAACCTTTACAGACGACAGAGGTTTAACAATCTCAGTACAAGCTGACAAGTTGGTCATACCACCTCAGTTAGTATTTGTAGCTGATAGAATTTTAAACTCTCAGCAAAGATCTGGAACAGCTGATAATGATATCAACGCAATCAGAAATACAGGTGTATTACCTGGTGGTTACGTTGTAAACCATTATCTATCTGATCCGGATGCTTTCTTCGTTCTGACATCTGTTAATAGCATGGGTGAAGGTCTTAAAATGTTCCAAAGATCTCCAATGGAAACATCAATGGAACCAGACTTCTCAACAGGCAATATCAGATATAAGGCTAGAGAAAGATATTCATTTGGCTTCTCCGACTGGAGAGGTATCTATGGATCTCAAGGTGCATAATTTGAAGTCGTAATACACTTTATTACTCAGTATTACAAAAGGGCCCAAATCGGGCCCTTTTTTTTGGTCTAAATTTATTAAAAATAATGTATGTAAATAGTTGCACAAAATTGCAACATTTAGTATATTAACTATGTGAGATATTTAATTAATAACCAAATGGAGGAAAAATGACAAAAGGTTTTGAAGTAAAGAAAAACTATTATCTTTTTGATAATAATGATAAACCTAGACACGAAGGGACTTTGACTGGTGTGTCTTCGGACGATCAATATTTGTTAGCTGGCAGGAGTTATAGATGCCTAGGTGCTGGAAGGGAAGTTGGTTTGTTTACAAACTCAAATGCTACTGAGGCAGATAGACTTGCAAAAAAATACCCTTCTTACGAAGGCGACAGTGTGGAAGGTAAGGCCAAAGGAGCATACTTCGACGACAATGGATTAGTTAGATGGAAATCAAACGGCAGAATACCTTTCGGTGATATGTTGTTAGATTTCTTTTTGTGTGGCTACATTGATGAAGAAACAATGGTTAATTCAGCTATAGAACAAGAAAAAGGTAATGATAAATTTTGGGCGGATGTAACTTTAAAAAGATACAAGCATCCCGAAACTGGTGAAAGAATGGTTAAGTTTATTCCTGGTGAAAATGCTTTTGACGAGGACGACACTTACACAAATCAAAGGAGCGTAGCGTAATGATAAAGAATGTAATTTATAACAAAGACTCAGCTGACAACGCGGTTGTAATTGAAAACTACCCTTGGGGATATAAACTTAGAACCAAGAGAAAGTATTGGATTGAAACAACTAAAAGAGGTGACAGACTTTGTTACCAGACTTTGAATCCAAAAACTAATAAATGGTGTGCTGTTAAAAAGAGCACTTATAGCGGTATTGAGGTTCTTTACGAGAACGAAGATGGGCATATTAAGACTATAGGAATGGATCCTCAGTGGGCCACCAAAGAAAGTCTTGCTCATTTCCAAGAAAAAGTTGACGTAAGCAAGTTGACTGATGCTCAAAGAGCTAAGATCTGTGAGACTAAGACAATTCATCATTGCAGAAAATTTGTAAAGGTTAAGTGTGAAATTAACCCGCAAAGAACTCCAGAAGAACAAGCAAAGCATGATGCAGAGCAAGAAGAGATTAAAGACAAACTAAACAACTATGCTAACCATGTTTATGGTGAGTGTTTAGTAAAAAACGGTATAGCATGACAGAGATAACCAAAATATTTGTTGATATGGACGGAGTCTTAGCGGACTTCGTCCGTGGTGTTGAAAGCTCCAAGTATCTTAACGGACCGTTTAATAGACAGGCGGCCTATGACGATCAAAAACTTAAGTTTACTAATGCTGGTTTATTTAAAGATCTACCGCCTATGAAAGATATGCAGACTTTGGTTAATTATTGCAAGAACTGTGGTATTGATTGGGAGATTTTATCTTGCTCTGGCATGATAAATAGAGACAAAGCAACCAAAGATAAAATTTATTGGATTAGAAAATATGTACATCCAAGCGTTATCATTACATGCACCCTTAAAGGCAAAGACAAAGCAGTGTTTGCTAGACCAGAACACGTGTTGATTGACGATAAACAAAGCAATATTAAGGCGTGGCAAGACGCAGGTGGCTATGGCATCTTACATATTGACGCTAAAACCACGATAGATCATCTAAATAAGCTAAATGGTAAAAACCCTTACAGCTAGTTCTTAGTTGCGTAAATAAGAGCCAAAGAGTATTATCAATACTGTAGAAATGATTGTTGCAGGCATGGTGTCTGCAATGGCTAATTTTATAGGAGGCTGATTATGACTACGCATTTTACATCGGGTGTTACCAATGTCTCGTCTGACGGAACATTAGGTAAACTAAAAGCACCTGCACCACACAAGTATCATCAATACTTTAATGATTTTGATACTTACTTAGCGTCCGATTGGACAATAACTACAACTGAGGACGGGACTGGTTCTGCCACAGAAGCACTTGCTGATGGTGACGGCGGTTTATTGTTAATAACAAACGCTGCTGGCGATAACGACCACGACTTTTTTCAATTGGTTAAAGAAGGTTATAAGTATGAAGCGGGCAAACAGATCGGGTTTCACATTAGATTTAAAACTAATGACGCTACTCAGTCTGATATTGTCGCTGGTTTACAATTAACTGACACAACACCATTGGACGTAACAGATGGTGTGTTTTTTCTAAAAGAAGATGGAGCTGCAACAATCAGCTTTATCGTTGAAAAAGACAGCACACAATCTACTTTAACTTTGCCTAACTCTTTGGCAGATGACACTTTTATGACATTAGGATTTATTTATGATCCAAAAGATCAAAAGTTTCATGTGTACCAAAATAATGTTCTAGCTGGCACAGTAGTAAGCACTAACGCACCAGATGATGAAGAGCTTGCTCTCTCCTTTGGTATTCAAAATGGTGCAGCTGCTGCAAAAACACTTACAGTTGACTATGTAGGTGCTTACAAAGAAAGAACAGCAGTTACAGAGCTATAGGAGTAGATAATGGCTGATACAGTTACCTCACAAACCATTCAAGATGGTGAGAGGCTTGCTATATTAAAATTTACAAATGAATCTGATGGCACAGGCGAGTCTTCTGTCAAAAAAGTAGATGTTTCGGCACTACAAGCAGATAGCAAAGGCAGAGCTTGTACCAGCGTAGCTATTTCAAGGATCCATTGGTTTTGCCGAGGCATGGGTGTTGACATCGAATTTGATGCTACCACTAATGTTTTAGCAGTGACTTTGGCTCCTGATAGCTCCGGTGATGAGTATTTTGACCAGTTTTCTGGCATACCTAACAACGCAGGTTCAGGCGTAACAGGAGATATCGACTTTACAACGGTCGGACACTCTAGTGGCGATGCATACTCTATCATTTTGATTTTGATTAAAAATTACGGCTAATGGCTGTAAAAAAACCAAAGCGTAGGGCAAAACAAGTTCGACGCACTGTTGGCAAGGGCGGTAATTATCGCCCTACCAAACAGGGAGCAGGCATGACGCGTAAAGGCATAAAAGCCTATCGCAAGAAGAATCCAGGCTCTAAATTAAAAGGTGCTGTAACAGGTAAGGTCAAAAAAGGTAGCAAGGCCGCAAAAAGACGTAAGTCATTTTGTGCTAGATCTTTAGGCCAACTGAAAAAAAGTTCAGCTAAAACAAGAAATAACCCTAATTCTAGAATTAGGCAAGCAAGAAGAAGGTGGAAGTGTTAAATGATTGTTAGAAAAAACGCAAGAAAAAAAGTAAAAAAAGTAATAAAAGGTTTAAAAAAAGCAAGCAACACGCATGCTAAACAAGCTAAGACTTTAGAGACATTGAAACTAAAGAAAGGTGGAAAAGCCAAGAAAAAGTCTGGCGCACCAAGTAATGTTA